GCAGCCGTGGTACATGTCAATTGACCCCGACCGCATGTGCCAATGACCGTGTACGTAAACACGTGTATTGCAGGACACCGCGCAACATTTCGTGGCCTGTTCGCATCATGGAGGTGCGACCGCTGGTGGCAACGTCACAACCGATGCCAGTGATGATCCGTGATGACCTTGACATTGACCTCCACGGACGCGCCGCAGGCTACAAAGCAGGCTGCCGCTGCATCCTCTGCAAAGCATGGAACACCGCCAAAGCCCGTGAGTACCGCGAGAAACGACGCAAAGCCCGCGAACTTGAGCCCGTCGTCACCTGGCATCGCAGCCAAGACCTCACATGGACCGAGCAGGCCGCCTGCCAACACCGGCCAACCCGCCTGTGGTTTGCTGGTGACGGCCGCAACCCAAACACGAAAACGGCACGGCAAGCGCTCGAAATATGCGCAGCGTGCCCTGTCGCCACCGACTGCCTCGAGTACGCGTTAGAACTGCCACCACCATGGCACGGCATTTTTGGTGGCATGACACCACAGCAACGCCGCGCCGAATACATCAAACGTCACGGTCGAACACCTGAGGAGGGACATGACCACGACACAAGCACCCGAACCGGAGCGGATCACACGCCTGATCGATGAACTGCTCGCCACGATCATTGACTGGCAACTCGACCTGGCGTTACCCGACAACGAGCTCGATGAGCACCTCGGCATGTACGGCCGCAGCGGTGACGCATGCGCAGCCGACATGTTTCGTGAGGCCCGATGGACCCTGTGGGCTGTTGTCCGCACCCTTGAGGCGCTCAGCCGCACCCTGCACGACAGTACCGACCCGTTTTAGGAGGGAACATGAACGACAACCGCGATCTGGCACGCACTAGCGATCCGCACACCTCGCACGAGGCCGCTGAACGCGTCAACCGTGAAGTGGACACCCGCCACTGGCTCATGTGGCAAATCTTCCACGAGATGACGGACGGCATGACCTCGGACGAAATGGCGCGCACCGCTGTCCACCTCGGCATTTACGAACTGCACGAACAGGCGCGGCGCGCCACCCGCACCATGCGTGAGCACGGCATGCTCAGACCGAAACTGGACGAAAACGGAAACGTGGTGACACGCCGCAACGCGTCAAACCGCAACGCCATCGTATTTCGCACCGGATTCCCTGAAATGGCCGAGGCCAACTGATGGCGTTCGACCTCGGTAATTACGTGACCGTCAACCAGCGGCTCAAACTCGCATTGGAACGCTGGCCCGAATTACGCATCCAGGAAACGGCACCCAACATCGTGCAAATCGCTGATCGCCACTATCTTGAGGTCACAACCACCGTGTGGCGTGATCCTGAGGACCCGCTGCCCGCCATCGCTTCATGTTGGGAACCGTGGCCAGGAACCACCCCGTACACCAAAGGCAGTGAACAGCAGAACGCCTCGACTTCGGCGCTCGGCCGATGCCTCGGCATGATGGGCGTTGCCATCGACAGCGGCATTGCCTCGGCTGACGAGGTGGCGGCCGCACAGTCACGCAGCAGGCACCCGTCAAACGGCCCTGAGAGGCCGCAGGAGCGACGCAAACTGCGTTCGGTATCTGACACGCCACCGAAACCGTCAGCGGGCGCACAGCCCGCCTCCGACAAACAACTCGGATTTTTGCGCACCCTTGCGAAACGACGCGGCGTGACCATCGATGAGGCAGAATGGGAAACCCTCGCAGCCGACAAACGGGCCGCGTCACGCAAAATTGAGGAGTTGAACCAGGGATGACATACGAAACACGAACCTCAGACAAACTGCGGCTGTGGACCGTCGCCAACGAAACACCAGGCCGCATGCTGCCCCTGATACATCGTGCCGCCGACGAGCTCGACGCGCTCGCCGCCCAAATCCGTGAACTGCGCGCCCATGTCCAATACCTTGAGGCGGTGACCCGTGAGGTGGCGTAATGGCTGAGGACTGGCGCTGGCACACCTGTCTGCGCTGTCAGCGCCGCTACTACGGGCCACGCAACGACAGTTGGCTGTGCAAAACCTGCGACATTGCAACAAAAATCAGGAGGACAAATGAACCGAAACGACCTGCTCAAAACGCAAGACATGAAACGTGATGACCTATTGGCTGCGCTCGACAACGCGCACCACCTGCGCACCTACGGTGGCAACGGCTACAGCCTCTACAAACAGGCCGCCGACGAAATCCGGCACCTGGTCACCACCATCGAGAGCCTCAAAGAGCGGCTCCACTTTTGCAACGAGTACGCGGTCAACCTGCAAAACATGGTGCAAGTCAACAACGCCATCGAGGCCGCCATGGCCCGCACCGCCACCGACGAAACCTGATGTTTGAGCGTGACCTGCAAATCAAGGTAGTTACCCTCGCCAAACTGTACGGCTGGCTCGTATTCCACCCGCTACCAGCCCAAAACAGCCGAGGGCAATGGCGCACCGCCACCCAAGGTGACACCGGCTGGCCCGATCTAGCCCTGGCGCACCCAACACACGGTTTCCTGCTGGCCGAGCTCAAACGCGGCCGGGGCCAACTCACCGACAACCAAAAACGGTGGCGTGACGTACTGCTCGCCGCAGGCGTGGAATATCACGTTTGGCGGCCTGAGGACCTTGAAGCGATCCACGACAGGCTGCGCGGCCTTGAGGAGGCCATGTGAGCCTACGCACGTTGTCGTGGGCATGGGAGCAGGAACTCACCAACCCGACACAAAAACTTGTGTTGCTCGCGCTTGCTGACCATGCGGACGACAACGGCACCTGCTGGCCATCATTGAACCTGATTGCCGACAGGTGCCTCTTATCGACACGCCAGGTGCAACGCATCGCCGCTGACCTCGAGCAGCACGGGCTGATTAGCCGTGAGCGTCGCAGGAGGCCCGATGGGAGCCTTAGCACGTACACATATCGGCTGAACATGACCGGCACCACCGGACATCCATGTCCTGTGGACCACCGGACACCCGTGTCGCCTACCACCGGACATACGTGTCCGGTAGACCACCGGACACCCGTGTCCGCACAGAACCGTAATAACAGAACCGTCATAGAACCTGAAAACGATCATTTCGTGCGGTTCTGGCAGTTGTACCCGCGCAAAATGGCCAAACAGAAGTGCTTACGCTGGTGGACACGCAACGCCACCACCGAGGTGGCCCTCATCCTTGAGGGCGCACAACGATGGGCTCACTACTGGCAGCAATCCAGCACTGACACGAAATTCATACCGCACCCGTACACCTGGCTCACTCAAGAGCGCTGGTATGACGATCCACCACCCGTCACCGTCACCCGTGGCACACTGAGCAGCGGTATCGACTTAGCCAACGAACTGCTAGCCGACCTCGAAGAGGGGCCATGATTCAGTCACGACTGTTCAACACCGAGCAAACCGAACTGACCTCAGACTTGTGCTTCCATGTAGCACAACAGCGCAATTGACGACAAGATCAAGCCACTACACAATTTCGGACATATCCGCTAGGAGGGAACATGAACAAAGCAACAGCCATCAAATACCTGACCGGCCCCGTAGCGTTCGCATACAAACCGCGACGCATGCCATGGGACCACGACCAAGACAAAGACAGCGCAGCCGCCAAAACCATGCTCAGCATGTGGGCCGACCTGCTCGCCAAATACCACGACGATGTGGTGTTCATGGCATTTGACCGCATGATGTCATCAAAACCTGACAGCGTGCCATCATTCAACACCGTCGCCAAAGAGCTCAGACACGAACACAACCGCGTCAACATGAGCCGCACCGGCCTCCCCGAATCCACCGGCCCTGTGCTCACCATCGAGGAGGGACAGGCCGTGGCATGGGCCGCCTACTGCCAAGTGATCGAGGCCCGAGGCCGCACACCCAACCCGCAACGGTTCGGCCGCAAATTCGCAGCCATGTACGGTGAACCGTAAACCGACCCAATACCCCCCAAAAAAACCGGTGGCCCCCAATGAGAAATGGACGCTACAAACCACAAAAACCCGTCTACTCGGGACGCTGGCGCACCGTCCGAGCACGCATCCTCGAGCGCGACGGACACACCTGCCAAATCGGATTGCTCGGCTGCACAACCACCGCCACCTGTGTGGACCACATCACACCAGTTTCATGGGGTGGCGGGTGGTGGGACCCATCGAACCTCCGCGCAGCATGCCAGAACTGCAACCAGGCGCTCGGAGCCCTAGCCCGCAAACACCGACCCCTACCCACACCAACCGACGACAACCCGACCGTCCCAACGTTGGAGAACAGCCGCCAATGGTGACCTCAAGTTTTTTAGGACGGTTTGTTTTCCACCCCGACGCAGACCTTGGCTTTTCTCTCCCCGACCAAACCCGCCAGGCGGCCCCAAACGACGCGAAAAACCGGCCATGACTGATCCAACGCCAAAAAAGGCGAATTCGCGCAAATCAACGACGGCTGCCCGCAAACTACGCAAACCGCCGCTAATCACCACGAATTTGCAAGCAGTCGAGGCGTTCATTGACAACACCTATCCCGATGGAATACCGGCCTCCGACCAGCCCGTCGTGATGGCCGCCCGCAGCCTCGCCGCATGCGTCGATGCCGAACCCGACAAAGCCGCCATGTGGAAGGAATACCGCGCCGCGCTCGGTGACCTCATGGCAATGACAGAACAGGACGGGGATGAACTTGAGTGGCTCACTGACCAGTTGCGCGCCGCGGCTGGCGACAACCAGGACTGACCGTCCAACACGCGGCCCTGAGGTCGCCAAAATCGCTGAACTGCTCGGCACACCGTTTATGCCGTGGCAACAGCAGGTGGTGGACACCGCGCTCGAGCTCGATGACGACGGCCACCTGGTTTATCGTGAGGTGTGCCTCACCGTTCCGCGCCAGCAGGGCAAATCGACACTGCTGGTGGCGTTGATGATGTGGCGTGCCCTCGCATGGGGACGACGGCAACGGATCGCGTACACCGCGCAAACCGGATCAGCGGCCCGCAAAAAACTGTTGGACGATTTCGCACCAACGATCATTGATTCACCGCTCGGCAAATACGTGAATCGTGTGTACCGGCTCGCCGCCGATCCGTCAGTCATCCTGACCAACGGATCCCGCATCGAGGCGTGGCCCTCGACACCAACCGCAGGCCACGGCCAAACATTGTCCGGTGGCGGTTTCATCGATGAGGCAATGGCCGACTACGACGACCGGCGCGAGCAGGCCATGTTGCCCGCCATGGCCACGATCCCTGAGGCGCAACTGTGGATCGTGTCCACCGCAGGGACCGACGAGTCCACCTATCTGCTCCGCAAGGTTTCCACAGGCCGCGAGGCGGTATCCACAGGCCGCAGCGACCGAATCGCCTATTTTGAGTGGTCAGCGCACCCTGACGAGGACCCCGAATCCGAGGCCACCTGGCACGGTTGCATGCCAGCGCTCGGCACCACCGTCCAACTTGAGGCCGTCAGACACGCACGCGCAACGCAACCCGATGGCGAGTTCAGGCGCGCCTGGCTAAACCAGTTCACGAAATCTGATGAGCGGCTGATCCCCGCAACCGTGTGGCAGGCCGCACAGGCCGAAGCGATGCCCGATGGACGGCTCGTGTTCGGTGTGGACATCAACATTGAGCGCACACATGCCGCCATCGTCGTTGCCGATGAGGAGGGCCGCGTCGAGCTCGTCGAGCATTGTGAGGGCACCGACTGGCTAGCCGACCGTCTCCAAGACCTACGCGCCACCCACAACGGCAACATTGCGCTCGACGCATACGGCCCCGCAGGCGTGCTATCCGAGCAACTCGACCAACGCAAAATCCCGCATTTGAAATACAGCACCCGTGAAATGTGTTACGCAGCCAACCTGTTTTTTGACGACCTCATGCAAAACAAAATGAGGGTGCGACCACACGAGGCGCTCACCGAAGCGGTAGCGGTCGCACAAAAAAAGCCGATGGGCTACTCGTGGCTGTTCTCCAGGGCACCGGCCGCTGTAGACGTTTCACCATTACACGCGGCCTGCATCGCATACCATGCTGCAAGGCATCGCAATGAGCCTAACGGCCGTCCAATGATACTCTGAGAGGCAACATGGGCCTTTTTTCACGACGCAGACCGGTTGAGGAGCGCGCTTCCGAGTTCCCGTTTGTGCTACCAACCGGCAACTACCTGCAACCCTTGCAGGGACCGTTGCATATTTCAAGCGCAACGTCACTCGGCATCCCCGCACTATGGCGCTGCACCCAACTAATTTCGGACACCATCGGATCGTTGCCGCTCGCCGCATTTCGTGACGGCCGACGGCTCGCACCAAACCCGTCAATATTGCAACAGCCTGACCGCATGTCCACCCGTGTTGACATGCTGTCCTCGACCGTTGCGTCACTGTTGATCGATGGCAATGCGTTTTGGTTGTTAGGTGACCGTGACGCGCTCGGCTATCCACGCCAGGCGGTGCTGCTCGCCACCGACGCGGTGCAAATCCGCACCGAAGGGCCAGCGGTCTACTATCAGGTAGCAGGGCAGGTGTATGACGCGGAGGATGTGCTCCACATCCGTGGCCTCACCATGCCAGGCAGCGTCCGTGGCCTGTCGATCATCGAGCACCACAAACGCACCCTCGGGATCGCCATTGCAGGCGAGGACTGCGCATCCGAACTTTACAACGCTGGCGGGCTGCCCGTTGGCGTGCTTGAGGTCGATGCCGACATCACGCGTGACGAGGCCGACCAACTTAAAGCAGGTTGGACTGAAAAAAACGGTGGCCGCAACCGGACACCAGCCGTGCTCGCTAACGGCATCCGATACAAGCCGCTCAGTTTCTCCGCATCCGACCTTGAGCTCATCGACGCACGCCGCTACTCGGCCCAACAGATTTGCACCCTCATGGGTGTGCCGCACCACATGATTGGTGTTGCAGGCGCGTCCGGTAACTCGCTCACCTACAGCAACGTCACACAGGACTCAATTCAGTTCGTCAGGTACACGCTCAGGCCGTGGCTGTCCCGTGTTGAGCAGGCCGTGTCCACCCTGCTGCCGCGAGGCCAAGAGGCACGGTTTGTGCTCGATGACCTGTTGCGTGCCGACACCGGCGAACGATTCAACGCCTACAAAACCGCTATCGAGGCAGGATTTATGACGGTTGACGAGGTGCGCACCATGGAGGATTTGACCGACGCAACGACATTGCCGATTGAGGAGAACATCAATGGCTGAAATTGTGAACCGGCACGTTGAGGTTGCAGGTTTCGAAATTCGTGAGGATGACGACGGGCACCACCTGGTTGGCATCGTCGCACCGTTTGGCGCACTGTACGACGCAGGCACCTACCTTGAGCGGTTCGCACCAACAGCGTTCGACAAGACCATTGCGGAGCGCGGCAGCCGTGTCCCGCTCCTCGAGCAGCACGCCACCGACCGCATGCCCATCGGTCGTGCCGCGAAATGGGAAAAAACCAATGACGGCCTGATCGCGGATTTTCTGTTGGCCCGCACACAGCGCGCCGAGGAGGCTCGCAGCCTCGCCATCGACGGTTTTGTTACCGGTTTCAGCGTCGGATTCATTCCAGTGCGCACCCAAACCAGCGAAATGAACGGCAAACCGTTGCGGACCCGCACCGAGGTGGCGCTCGACCACGTTGGATTTGTCCGAAATCCGGCGTATGCGGAGGCGCAACTGGTGTCGGTGCGCGCCTATGACCCTGACGACGAGGAGCAGGTGCCACGCCTCGCCAAATATCGGCACCTCATGCGGCAACTCGAGGCCGACTGATGGTCTTTACCACCGTGGACTAATTCACACACGACAAACAAACCGCTTGTGTAACATGTCGGCAAGACCGCCGACGATCACGCCGCCACGCGCAATGGCACCTGGTCGCCACCGTCAGAACCCAACCCGACTCTGACCAGGAGAAACCACATGCGACTGCTTGACCAGTTGGTCACCGAGCGCGCCGACATTGCTACCGCCGTTGAGGCCGTGCTCGACCGTGCCGCTGAGGAGACCCGTGACCTGACCGAGGCCGAGGACAAGAACCTCGGAGACCTCACCGCCCGCGCCAAGGACCTCGATGCCCGCATCGCCGACCTGCGCGAAATCCAGATCAGCCACCTTGAGGCCGCCAAGTTGCGGGCCGAGGTTGCCGCTACCGATGAGCCCGAGGAGCCCAAGGCCGTGAACCGCGTTGAGGTCAAGTCTGAGCCCCTCACCTACGAGGCTCACAGCCCGCACTCATTCTTTCGCGACTCGTACGCGGCCGAGTTCCTCGGTGACCAGGCTGCCCGCGAGCGTCTCAACCGGCACCAGTCCGAGATGGCCCACGAGCTCCGCGACAGCGGCTCGTCGAACTTTGCTGGACTTGTCGTCCCGCAGTACCTGACTGGCCTTGCGGCCCCGTACCTGCGCGCCGGTCGTAACACGATGGATGTGTGCAACCAGTTGCCGCTGCCCGCCAACGGCCTCACCGTGAACGTGTCCCGTCTCACCACCGGCGCGTCTGCTGCCGCGCAGAACGGCGACAACGGCTCGGTCACCGAGGCGACCCCCGACGACACGCTTCTCACCGTCAACGTCCGCACCTATGCGGGCATGGTCGATGTCAGCCGTCAGGCCATCGAGCGCGGCACCGGCGTGGACAGCCTCCTCTCGGCTGACCTTGTGTCCGCGTACAACTCCGCGGTCAACTCTGATGTCATCAACGGTGACGGCAGCTCCGGTGCCCATACCGGCATCCTGCAAACCTCGGGAATCGGTGACGTTGACGCTGACGACGCGTCCCCGACCGCTTACGAGACGTTCCAAAAGGTCGTCAAGGCCATTGCGACCGTCACCGCCTCGCGTTACACGCAGCCTGACATCATCATCATGCACCCGCGCCGTTGGGCCTACATCACCGGCGGTTTGGATTCGAACAACCGTCCGCTCGCTGGCGTTCAGGGCAACTCGGGCCAGAACATCGTTGCGCTCGGCAACCCTGGCGCGTACGGCACCGCTGCTGGCGAACTCGCCGGTATCCCTGTCGTCGTTGACGCTGGCATCCCGACCAACCTCGGTGCTGGTTCTGACGAGGACAACATCATTGTTGCGAACCGCGCCGACCTGGTGCTCATGGAGCAGGCCGCTAGCCCGCTGATGCTGCGCTACGAGTCGGTGGGCTCGGGCACCCTCACCACCCGCATGGTGGTGTTTGGCTACTCGGCCTTCACGGCTGGCCGGTACCCTGGCGGTATCTGCAAGGTTCAGGGCACGCTGCTGAACGCAACGCTCTGACCTAACCCGACAGTGGCGGCGGCCCTGATCCCCTCCGCAGGGCCGCCGCCACACCTCGAGGAGTGATGATGAGCGACAAATACACAGACAACCTGATCAAGTCGGGCGCAGACCCTGTGCTGATCGGCAAACTGTTGCAGATTCCTGCACCTGAGCCGAAGCCTGCCGCAGAACAGCCCTCAGAGGGCTCTGAGAAGCCCGCTAAGCCGTCGAAGGCAAGCAAGCGCACCAGTAAGGGCCGCTAATGGCCTACACGACCACAGCGCTTGTCAAAGCGTCACTCGGCATTCCGTCAGCGACCACCTCCGAGGACACCGCGATACAGGCTGCGATTGACGCGGCCGAGGCGCTCATCGACAACTACACGGGCCGCACGTTCGAAACGGTCACCGAATCCCGCACCTATCTGCCGCGCACCGCATCAATCCTCGATGTGGACGACATCGCAACGACATCAGGGCTGGTCATCAAAACCGATGAGGACCAAGACGGCACGTATGAAACGACGCTGACGGTGACCACCGACTACGTGATTGGTAAAAACTCGGGCCCGTATCGCCTGATCACCAACGTCAACCGTGGCTGGCCGCTGTCGCTGTACGGACGAAACACGGTGCAGGTCACCGCAACATTCGGGTATGCGTCGAGCGTGCCCGACAACATCAAACAGGCCGCACTGCTGATGGCCAGCCGCCTGTTTCAACGCAAAGCGTCCCCGCTCGGATTTCAGGCCGGTGCAATCAGCGAATTTGGGCCGGTGCGGATCAGCCGCACCGACCCTGACGTTGCAGCCCTCCTCCAGGGCACCAAATTGTTTGGCGTTGGCTGATGGCCGACTATGGCACCGTCAAGAGCGCTGTTGCGACCGCGTTGAGCGCGTCGAGCTCGTTGACCGTCGTGTACGCGGACGTTCCCGACAGTTACGTTGCACCATGCGCGGTGATTGTCCCTGGCGACGATCCCGCCACCTACCATCTCGCAATGACCGGTCAAGGTTTCACACGGTTTGAGTTCAAGGTGCAGATTCTTACCCAACGATTTGACCGTGCCGCCAACATGTCGGCCCTTGACCCGTTCATCCACGGTGCGGACAGCGTTGACGCGCTGATCCGCGCCGACCGCACCCTCGGTGGTGTCGCCGCCGACAGTGTGGTTGTCCGCTGCTCCAACCTCGGCCAAGTCATCGCAGGTGACGACATTTTCCTAGGTGCCGAGTTCGACCTTGACGTTATGGTTGCACCATGAACTACAAAGTGACCAGCGACCGCATGCCGTGGCCAGCAGGGCAAATCGTCACCGACGATGACCTTGAGGGTTGTAACATCGAGGCATTGCTCGATGGCGGCCACCTGGCCAAGGCGCGCAACACCAAACCGGAACCCGAAACACACACTGAGGAGTAACAGTGGCTCAAATCGTTTTGACCGACGCGTCGGTCGTCGTCAACAGCGTTGACCTGTCGGATCATGTCACCCAGGTGGTCATGAATCTCGAGGTTGACCCTGTGGAAATCACCGCCATGAGCGACAATGCAAAAAAGTTCAAGGGTGGACTTCAGAACAACTCGGTGACGGTCGAGTTTCAACAGGATTTCGGCTCTGGCAGTGTCGAGGCCACCATCCGACCCTTGGTGGGGAGCACGACCACCGTGGTGATCAAGCCGACCAGCGACTCTGTTGCCACCGACAATCCGTCCTACACGTTCTCGGACACCTACGTTGCTGGTCACACGCCGCTCAACGGTTCGGTTGGCGACCTCAGCACCTCAAGCGTCGAGTTCCAGGGCGGCACCTACGCGGTCGCGACCTCCTGACCATGTTTGATTTCAAGGTGACCGTCGCCAAGCGCGACGGTTCGAAGGGGACCTACTCGCTGACTTTTGACTCGCTGTGCGAGTTTGAGGAGACAGCGAAGGTGGGCGTTCCGGTTGCGTTCAACGAATCAAACATCAAACTCGGCCACCTGGCGCTGCTCGGTTGGATCGCAGAAAAGAATGATGGCAACACGGTGAAACCGCTAGCAGAATGGCGCAAAGACATCGTGTCCATCAACGTGGAGGACACCAGCCCCCCTACGTAAGAGGTGGAGTGGCTGACTGGCTGGCCTCAATGGCAATAGCCACACACATTCCACCTCGAGAACTGATGCGAACACCACGGCCGGTGCTGCGGGCCATGTTTGAGCAACTCAAGAAACGAGGCAAACAGGGTGGCATCAGGGACGTTCGGTTTTAGGCTCGAGGACCGCAAAGGAAAAGAGGGGATCGACGGGCTGCGCGAAATTCAACGCGACATGCGCCGCCTCGGTGACGACACCAAAAACGCGATGAAACCAACGCACCTGAAGGCGGCCGAAATTGTCGCTGAAGGTGCCAGGCGCAGGGCACCAGTCCGCTCCGGTGCGCTCCGCAAATCCATCGTTGGCCGTGCCGTGCAAACCGGTGGCCGTGTCCGTATCGGTTTCGGCGGTGGCGGCCCATCGTTGTACGCAGGCCCGATCCATTTCGGTTGGCCTGTTCGTCGCATCAAACCGCAACCATTCGTGTACGACGAGCTCGACACCCGAAGGGCCGAGGTCGCACAGTTGTATGCGGAGCGCATCACCGAACTCATCAAGATTCATAAACTGGCGCGGTAATGGCGAAGTCAATCAGTATCCCGATCACAGGTAACGCGGCACCGCTGCGTAAAGTCCTGTCCGATACCGAGTCTCGCCTCAACACGTTTTCAAGCCGTGTCGGTGGCGTGTTCAAAGGTTTGGCCGGTGTCGGCACCGTCGTTGTCGGTGCTGCTGGTGCCGCTGGTGGCGCACTCGTCGCGCTCGGCTCACATTTTGACGGCCTTGAAAACACCATCGTGCGTGGTACCGGCGCGTCAGGTGACGCACTCGATGACCTGGTGCGCTCCACACAGGACGTACTCAAAACGGTGCCCGACAGCGGCGAAGTGGTCGCGCAAACGTTGGCTGATGTCAACACGTTTTTTGGGCAAACCGGTGACGAGCTCGAGGCGACCACCACCGCGTTTCTCGATTTCGCACGCGTAACCGGCACCGACACCGCGAAGGCCATCGGCGCGGTCGATGCAGCCCTCACACAGTTTGGTGAGGACGCAGCGAACACGGACGAGGTGCTCGGCGACCTGGTGCGCATCAGTCAGGCTACTGGCGCACCCATGGATCAGTTGCTCAGCCAAATGGAAACATTCGGCCCGATTTTTGCTAACGCAGGTTTCCACCTTGAGGAGACCGGCGCAATTATGGGGATGCTTGAGCAGGCTGGCGTGTCCGTCACCCGTATCGGCCCCGCAATGAACAAGTTTTTTCGGGATGTCGCCAAAGAGGGTGGCCGACCGCAGGACGCGTTGCAGGACACGGTTGGCGCAATCAAAAACGCTGGCACCGAAATGGAGGCGCTGGCTATCGCCTCGGAAGCGTTCGGCGCTGAAGGTGCGCAACGCCTCACAAACGCGATCAGGTCAGGCAATTTTGAAATTGAAACGTTCAACGGTCTGCTCGGTGAAGGGGCAGGCGTTGTCGGCCAGCAGGCCAACCAGGTGGCCACCCTGTCAGACAAATTCAACCAACTCAAAAACATGGCGTTGGTTGGTCTCGCACCGCTCGCGGAGGCCGCGTTTGATGGTGTGATGAAGGCGATTGATGCGGTGATGCCGTTTGCGCAACGCATCATGGACGCGTTCGGTGAGGGCGGTTTACGTGGCGCGTTCGGTGAACTCAAAACGGTGGCTGCCGAGGTGTGGCCATCAGTCAAGGCTGCGCTAGGTGACTTTATGCGGGCCGCAGGCCGGTTCATTATCGATGAGGCGTTGCCGTGGATCGCTGGCAAACTCATGGAACTCGGCCAGGCACTGGTTGATTGGATCGGGCCGCGTATTGTCCCGATGCTCAAGGCGCTTGGCGATTTCATCGCTAAGGCCGCCAACTGGCTCGTCAACGACGGCCTCAAAATGATGGTGGACAAACTCATTGTGCTCGGTGACGCACTGGTCAATTGGATCAAACCGCGCATCGTGCCAGCCCTCGAGGCGTTAGGCGAGTTCGTCGTCACCATCGCTGACTGGCTGCTCACCACCGCACTACCGAAAATCGCTAAACAGTTGGCCCGCCTCGGTTGGGCCATGGTCCAATGGATTTACGACCTACTGCCCGACCTTGTGGTTGGCCTCGGCAAATTCCTGAAAACCATTGGCGAGTGGATCATCAACGACGCGATACCGCAGGTGTTCGACTGGTTCAAAAGCCTTGGCCGCAAAATCATTGACGGCATCGTTGACGGCATCAAAGCAGCCGCCAGCAAGGTCGGTGACGCGCTCGCCAGCATCCCTGGCGTGTCACAGGCCCAAGGGCTCATTTCAGCAGTCGGCGGGATTCTGCCGTTTGCTGACGGTGGCATTGTCACCGCACCCACACTCGGCCTCATCGGTGAAGCAGGACCTGAGGCCGTCATTCCGCTTGACCGTATGGACAGTATCGGCGGCCCGACATATCAAATTACGGTGAACGCTGGTGTTGGTGATCCCGGCAGCATCGGGCAAACCGTCGTGGAAACAATCAAAGCATATGAACGGCGCGCAGGCACCGGCTGGCGGTCCTAATGGCCCTCCCGCTCGCCACAGCCGTCCTGTTTTACACAGACAGCGGCACCGCCGACCCGTTCACGTTGGACAGCGCCACCAACGGCATACTTGACACTGATGTCCTCGAGGGTGTGTCACCGGTTGACATCACCTCAGCCGCCTACTCGATCCGCATACAGCGCGGCCGGAGCCGTTGGCTAGACGATTTCCAGCCTGGCACCTGCAACATCAGCCTTGATAACAGTGACCGTGCGTTTGACCCGACAGGCGGCGGCACGTACAGCAACGAAATCGTGCCAGGTAAACGATTTCGGATCACGACCGGCGGCACACCAATTTTTGATGGTGTCACCGACGACTGGAATATCGACTACACGCTCAATGACGATTCGCGGGCAACCGTGATCATTTCGGACGGATTCAGCGACCTTGGCCGCACAATTCTGACCGAAACGGTGACGAGCTCGCAGTTGTCGTCGGCACGACTCACCACGATCCTCGACCGGCCCGATGTGAATTTTCCGACCGCATACCGTGACATTGAAACTGGTGTCACCACGTTGCAGGCTGACACCATCGCTGACGGCACCGACGTTGCGACCTATGCGCAAACCATTGCCCGCACCGAAGGCGGCCGCCTGTTTATGGCCGCTGACGGCGACCTGACGTTTACCAGCCGCCATGC